CCGTACTCTGTCATGAACCCGTACCTGACAACATTGTTCGAAGAGTACGTCAAAGCAGTGCAAGCCGGGGTTGGTTACGAAACGCTTGGCAAAAAGTTTCTGGCAGCAGTTGAGAATTCGCATAAGCCAGCCGACAAAGATTTGTTTGATAAAGGCGACGATGGAGTGCCCTTCTGATGGGAACGAAACCAGACTGGAATTATTACCGAAAACTGATCAACGCCATGAAGAAAAACGGATTCGCGAAACAGGCGAAGGATGTTGCTGCGCTGGTGCGATTAGCTAGTGCCGTGGAGCAGGAAGACTATCCGAAAGCGCAACATGTCCTGTACAACGACGTGCCGCAAAAAATGATGCGTGTCGACGGTAGTGACACATGAGAACTCTTCAGATCAAAGGCATCGAGATCCTCGACAACGAAGATGTTCCTGACGGCGAGATTCACATGCTCTGCCCCATGCAGAACGGTGGCAAGGTCCGTTACATGTTTAACCTGACGGATCACCGCATGACGATGCCCGGTGCAGACAAATGCTTCTTTCTGCAGCTGACGGAATGGTTGGAAACGCTTCGCGCTCAGATGGCTATTGACAGCACGACGTTGTCCGTTACACAGCTGGATCTGATCCTGGCAGCTATGACCGATTTCAAAACGGGCAAAGACCCACGTACACTTGCGGAATGAACGATCCGACTCAAATCAGAATGCGGGATATTGCGGAGACGATGGCCGAGACCGAATCTATGTGGCTGCACGTCTGTAACAACGTCGATGACGATCGCGTCGAGATGCTGATCCACGCCATGGTCGAACAGCACGGGCTGGTCATGGAGGGCGAGACGAACGCTAATGCGGTGATGTCGCTGGTCGGTTTTCTTGCGCAACAGGTGATCCAGTTGCACGACGATGGCGACATGTCTATCGAGGGCGCAATGGTTCTGCTGCAGATCGGAATGCAGCGCGGCGTTCAGGCGCATCTTGCTTTGAAGGCGAAAGCTGGTGCGATATGACCAAACGGGTTAGCAATTGCAGGCGCAGCAGCATGCAGAAAGCCCCGGCGAGATCCACGCGTGTGCGTCTCGGCTTTTATCGCAAGCGCAGGATCACGAATGTCGAGGCGGCAATGGAAAAACATCGTCGTGACACCGTGCTGGGCAAGCCTATGGATCAGGTAGCGATGGAACAGTTACGTGGTGCCATGGCGAAGCTGATGCCGAAGCGCATGGAACGTCGTGGGGTTCGCTAGTGAATTCAAGCGACCGCATCCGCTTTCGAAGTTTTGCCACGAGTGCCGGTGCTGGTGGGTGCCGTTCACGACAAAAGTCACTCAGTCTGTTGGTTGGACGTTATGCTCCATGTGTCACGATTGCCCTAACCGTAAAGCTACCTTCGCGGACATTCCGTGGGAGCAAAGACGAATACGGTTGCTAGGAGTTCCCGGCGAAGCGAAGTACGAGCGATTACATAGACGAACACTTGGGGAAGAAAATGAAAGTACAGCTGACACATCAGGAGACGGAACTCCTGGTTCTGGCAGGTCTTCTAGCTGAAGAGAGTCCGATGCCGTTGCTCAAGGAAGAGATCGAAAAATGCACGGTCACAATCACTGAAAACGGCGTCGAGATCGAAATACTTTACCTGCACGAAGACGCAGAAATCGGAAGTCTTGCGAACCGGAGGAAAGCCTGATGGGGCAATCATATACTGAAGACGAAGCACCGATGCACTGGTGCCCAGAAGCGCGAGTCGCGTCGATCGTCGAAATGAAAAACAGCGTCATGAACGCCGCAACCGTAAACCGGCATCCCGAACGGAGAGATCCGTACGAGGGTGCCCATTGTGTCGGCAGTATCTGCGCGCATTGGCAATGGATGCCTGGAGGTCGAGGTGGGACGCGCAAAGGCTACTGCGGACTTTCTGGAAAACCTGAAACGTAGGAGAACGAAATGTCAAATGGGGAAGGTAGAGCAGAGCGTCAATTAGCGCCAGCAGTTACAGGTCGCGAGAGAACGGACAAAGATCCGCCGATCATGGAGCAGTGGAAGTCTGAGATCGATCAGGTCACAGGCTTTCTCGGAAACCAAACGGATCGCATTCGCGCATACACTGACAGGATGTTCGGGCCGCAGCCGCGCAACGAAGAGGAGAGCGACAAGAAAGACATGATTGCTGAAGTACAGCCCAGTTTTGATCAGATGGGCGGCGCAATTATGAGCTTGCATCGAGCCAAAGACGAATTGCTCGAACAGATCGAGCGACTTGAGGGACATCGCTTGGTCTAGTAGTCTCCGGGAATGGCGTTAGTTTCCAGCAGACGAGAGGAAGAAAACCAAGAGTTCGTCGGTGACGCCTCGCTTGCCGGAAATTTGAAGGTTAAGCGAGGTTTCGGCGGCAGTGATTCTGGCGCTATTCGCAACACCCCGTTCACTTCTGGCGGCAACTCAAACGTGAAAGTTGATCGTGGTGGGAGGTCGTCCAGCCGGAATGCCAGCGGCAGCACCCCGTTCACTTCTGGCGGAAGCGAGGGCATTCGTATCGATCGCGGGTCAGGTTTTGGCAGAGCAGGGACTGGTGGACGCGTCCGCAGCAGACAGCCGCGCAGACCGAGCGCACCGCAAGCCGAACGACGACGAGCAATAGCGTCACCTGAACGACAACGTCAGGCCGGACGTAATCTTGTCAGTCAACCAGACAAAGTGAAAGGGCCATTCAATCCGTTTGGTGCAGAACCCAGAGATTTCGCAGGAGACGCTAACGCGCTACTGCAGGCACCAATCGGCGGTCTGACCGAAGGTGCTGTGACGCAGCAAGCCGGAAAATTTAAGCAGGTAACAGATCCAGTGTCGGGGTTTACCGTGCCTGATCAGGCGGACAAGAAAACCAAAGCAGCATTTCGCCGATTTTTTGATACGTCTCTTGAACACAGCATTCGAACAGGCGGATCACAGATTCCGAGTCAGCGCGATCGCAATGCAGATCCTACTCGCGCCGCATTCCAGAACACCTTCTTCCCGTCAGAAACGCTCTCTGATCTCGGCATCGGTAAGCAAAAGACGTTCCGCACGGGGTAAAGATCATGGCAGAACCGAAAAAAAAACGCGGCAATACATTTCTCACCAGACCAGCGTTCACAAAGGAAGCGCAAGCCAAGGCTCAGATCAAGTTAGCCAAATTCCAAGGAGGGCAGTCTCGTGGAGGTTCTCGCTTACGCTCGCTGACGTTCACCGATAAATCAAACCGGGAACGACAGTTGAAGATGGGCAAAGCCTCTGCTAAGAATCTAGTGCAAGGCACCATCGCATTGAATAAGGCCAGGGGCACGAAGAAACCCCAACGTCGTGCGGCGTTGCCGCGACCACCGAAAAAAGTCAAACACATCTGAGGTAACGTCATGCCAGATCCAGTCAAAAGACCATTGCCACGACCACCAGTTGCGAAAAAGAAGAAACCCGGCAAGACGCCAATCACCAAGACCGTTGGTGGACGCGAGGTCGGCATAGGCGGACTGAAACGGCGGAAGGACATTGACGACATCGTCGACAAGGCCCAGTCCGGTAAGAACTGATGCCATGCGCGGGATGTCAACGCAGACGAGAAGCCATAGCACGGGCCGCAAAAAAAGCAGAGGCAACGCTCGCCGAGGCAGCGGAAAAAATCGCGGACAAGTGGAACAAATTGGCACGTCGGTCCTCCAGTTCGAACCCCGTCAGATCTCAATCACCGTCCCGGTCCCGACAAACTCGCCGAATGAATGGGTCTGGAAGCACTGGTCGAAATACCGCGACATCAAGAAAGGCTGGCTGAGTCGCCTGCACGCCGCATCGATTCATCACTGTGGAGTCGGTAAGTTCGGTCATCCTGTCGAGAACGCGTCCCTGACAATCGAGAGACGTGGCATCAAAGAACTTGACGAGGATAATCTCAAAGGTGGGGTTAAACCTGTCATCGACTCATTGATTCAGTTAGGATTTCTGGCAAACGATACGCCGGACGTGATACAAGTGATGGACGTATTCCAGACCAGTGTTGGCACGTACGACGAGCAGGAAACGAGGATCACGCTAATTGAACGCAGTCACGAAACCCGGTAGGACCGCAACAGCGCAGCGCAGGAAGTCTGCTGCGAGTACGGATGAATTCGGTCTGACGCCGAAGCAACGCCGCTTTTGCGATCACTTGCTCGCAGATCCAGAGCAGAATCGCCGCAAAGCCTATATCGCGGCAGGCTACACGCACAAGAACATGCAGAAAGTCGATCGTGGTACGTGGCTGCTCATGAAGACGCCGCACGTTCTGGCTTACATCAACAAACGTCGCAAGCAGCTGAACAGCGCAAATCGATACGGCCAGGAAAAAATTCTCAAGGAACTGGCACGAATCGGTTTCATGGACCCTGCCGACTTGTTCGACAGCTACGGTCATCTCAGGCACATACAGGACGTGCCCATTGCCGCGAGAAAAGCGATCGCGCAGATCGATGTCTTCACCGAATACGAGGGTCGAGGCGCTGACAAGGTATTGATTGGGCACACGACACGCATCAAATTTGTTGACAAAAAGGGTGCGCTGGACAGCATTGCGCGTATCCTGGGATACTTCCAGCAGGACAAGATCGACACGGACGGCGTTGCGAAGCTGATGCAGATGATCGGTACGGCCAAGGGAAATTCGACCATTGGAAGACTCAACAGCACAATTGACCACCGTAGCGGATCACTTCTCAGATCAGATGTGGAGGTTGAACAACCTCTACTTGATTCAGGACAAGGAGGGGAACGAGGTCCGCTTCCGTCCCAATTGGGCACAGACCCAGCTGCTCGAAAACTTCTGGTACATGAACGTGATCCTGAAAGCTCGTCAGCTGGGAATGACGACGTTCATCGACATTCTGCTGCTGGATAACGCATGCTTCTATTCCAACACCCGCTGCGGCATCATCGCTCACACACGAGAAGACGCGAAGGTCATATTCGAAACCAAGGTTAAATTCCCATACACCCACCTTCCAGACCAGATCCGCGCTTACCTGCATCCAAGGCAGGACACCACCAACGAATATCTTTTTGCAAACGACTCTTCAATCCGAGTCGGCACATCGATGCGTTCCGGTACATTGAACTACTTGCACGTATCCGAATACGGCAAGCTCTGCGCCAAGTATCCAGAAAAGGCTGCGGAAGTCAGAACAGGCGCACTCAACACCGTCCAAGCCGGTCAGTCCATCACTATTGAGTCAACGGCTGAAGGCAGCTTCGGACACTTCTTCGACATCTGTGAGCAGGCGCGCAACAACGGTCGCATGGGCATACCGCTTACGACGCTCGACTGGAAGTTTCATTTCTTCCCGTGGTGGCGTGAGAGCCAGTACAGCCTGCCGGAAGAGTTTGTTGATCGCGTCGTGATCACTCGTGACGACGAAGAATACTTCGCGGATCTCGAAGTCGAAATAGGTCAGACGCTGACGATTGGTCAGAAGCTCTGGTACGTGAAAAAAGCAATGGAGCAGGGCGAGTACATGATGCGCGAGTACCCGTCCACGCCAGACGAGGCGTTCCGCGCCAGCATCGAGGGCGCGTACTACAAGCAGCAGATGAACTGGCTGCGACTGAACAAGCACATCACGAAGGTGCCGTACGATCCCAGGATTCCCGTAAACACCTTTTTTGATCTCGGAATGTCCGACGACACACATATTATTTTCCATCAAAAATACGGTATGGAAAACCGTTTCATCGACGAGTACATCAACCACGGCGAGAGCCTGGGACACTACGTCAAAGTCCTGCAGCATAAACCGTACACGTACGGCCAGCACTTCTTCCCGCACGATGTCGAGGTCAGGGAGATGTCGTCAGGCATCAGCAGGCGCGAGTCTCTCGTAAAGCTGGGACTTCGTCCGCTACGGGTGGTGGCGCGCATCGAGGAAGAAATGGATGGCATCGACGCTGTCAGGGCTGTGCTGCCAACGTGTTGGATTGACGAACGAAATTGCCCGGAGACTATCAAGGCGCTAGACCATTACCGGAAAGAGTGGGACGAGAAGTTGGGGAGCTTCAAGTCCAAGCCGCTGCACGATTGGGCCTCGCACGGGGCCAAGGCGTTCGAGTGCTTTGCCACTGGTTACAAGGCTCCCCAGCAAGGCAAGAGGAGTAAAAAGAAGCCACGCAACTGGCGCACTGTGTGAGACGGCTGCGCGGAAACGGCACAAATTACTATCGTAAAGGCAAGCCACCGTTTCAATTGTCTTACCGAAAGCATGTCGACTGGAAGGTCCGGCAGGCCAACATTGTGACGGAAGGCTTTGACACTGAGGCGAGCCATGGCACTATACGACTGCCAGAACCGGGGCAGTGTCACGAGTGTGACCGCATAATAATAAACGGTTCCAACCACGAACTAAGCAAACGAAGAGGGAAACGCGGATGACCTGATCGTGAAAGTCCACCCCACGATAGTGAAGAAAAGGCAATTCGGCGACTTCGATATTCTGTTTCAGTATGTCAACGAAGAACCGGCCTTGGTCATTCGGGCGCACCGCTTTCTCGCGGTTCGCAAACGCGCATACGTCATCCAACTGGAATCCGCGTGGAAATACGTTGACGATGTCGAGAGTCCGCATTCCGGTCATTCAAGGTACATGGTGCATGCCTCTGCGCAGATCGAGGCGATGCTTGGACTCGGTGACAGCATCAATACGCGCTATCGAATCGCAGAAGCAATCATGGATTGTCTCGAAGATCTCGTTGCCATGAAACCAATGAAGGTCGAGGAAGATCAGTCGGCTCGCGTGACGGGAACCATGCAGGTCGGTGACCAAGTGTTTGCCGTGGATGTCGCTGTAGATCCTCGGATTGCGAACAGTACCGAAGGCATGCATGAAGTAGACACCCCGCTTGAAATGGCACGAGGAGATCTCTGAGATGGCAAACTTCGATGTCGGGGTAGTCAAAGAACATGTGCCGTTCGAGATGCGTCAGAACGAGCAGGAACCAGTTGAAGAGACAACGCATCCGATGGATTCGCAAGAAGCTCTCGCAAGAGAAAGAATTCTCAAAGAGTGGTGGCATGAAGCAAGAACCTCGGCTGCAGACAATCGATTTGAGCAGGCGCTAGACGCCGACTTTAATGACGGCTTGCAGTGGAGAGATGAAGACGCGCAAGTCCTGCGTGAGCGCGGTCAGGCACCACTGGTTTTTAACGCGATCGCGCAACACATACGATGGATTCTTGGGACTGAACGGCGCACGCGTGTCGACTTCAAAGTCCACGGCAGAGAAAAAGAAGATTCAAAGCCAGCCCAGACAAAAACCAAATTACTGAAGTACACGGATGACGTTAATCATGCCGTGTTCGCGAGATCGATGGGGTTCGCTGATGCTGTAAAAGTCGGTGTAGGCTGGCTCGAATGCGGCATCCGGTCAGACCCTACTGAGGAACCTCTGTTCGACCGGTGGGAGCATTGGCGCAACATCTGGAATGACCCGCTTGCAAAGGAACGAGATAATTCCGATTCCAGGTTCTTGTTCCGCGCCAAGTGGGTTGACGAAGACATCGCGATGACGATGTTCCCGGATCGTCAGGAAGTCATCCGTCAGTCGTCTGTGTCGCACCAGTTGTTTTCATTCAGTGAAGACGATGACTTGGGCTTCACGGGTCTCTACCACGCGTTCACACCAGGGTCATCGACAATTGCATCTGGGCGAGCGATGTTCAGCGACAGCTTCCATATTGGAATCCGTCGTAAGCGTGTGCGCTTGATCGAGTGCTGGTACAGAGTGCCAGAAAACATCTCGATGCTGCGCACCAGAGTCAGCCCTCTCATGAATCCGATCTTCCGCAATCAACTCATGCGGATGAACGGCGACGAAATAAAGGGGCCGCGTTCGGCGTCAGTGCAGGGACTGCTCGATGACGGGCACGCCAGTGTTTACGACGCAGTAAAAATGAAAGTTCGGGTTGCCATCTTTTGCAATAAGGGAATGCTTCAAGACGTGGCATCCCCTTATCGGCATGACCGGTTTGCGTTCACGCCGATCTGGGCATTCAAACGCGATCGCGATGGACAGCCGTATGGCGTTATTCGCAACATGCGAGATCCGCAGGAAGATCTGAATAAGCGCAGGTCGAAAGCGTTGTGGATCTTGTCGACTAACCGTGTCATCGCGGACGACGATGCTGTCGAAGATTGGGATGAAGTCGAGGAGCAGGTAGCCAGACCGGACGGCATCATCAAGAAACAACGGGGGTCGGATTTCGAGATCTCAAACGAGACTGCTCTTGCAAAAGAACACGTCGCGTTAATGATCCACGACATTCAGTTCCTTGAGTCTACGTCGGGAGTGACGGAGGAGAATCGTGGCGAAGTCACGAATGCAAGCTCCGGTCGGGCGATCAATTTGCGACAGACGCAGGGTTCCGTCGTCACTGCCGACCTTTTCGATAACCTTCGCTATGCCATACAGCTGCATGGCGAGAAGAAGCTGTCACTGATCGAGCAGTATTACACCGAACCAAAGGTGTTCCGTATTACGGGAGATCGCGGTCAGCAAGAGTTCATGAACGTGAACATGCCCGGTCAGGATGGCGACGGCAATGTGCAGATCGAAAACGACATCACTCGTGCGAAAGCCGACTTTATTGTCGACACGCAGAATTTCAACGAGACCGTCAGGCTCGCTATGTTCGAGTCAATGATGAATCTCATGGGCCAACTCGAACCAGAAGTTCAGCTGGCTCTGCTCGACATGGTATTGGATCTCAGCGATCATCCGAACCGCGACGAAATGGTTCGACGCATCCGTGAGTTGAATGGACAAATCGATCCTGATGCACCTGATGCAGAGGACAAGCGTAAAGAGCGCGATGAGCAGAAAGCGGAAGACGCCGATCGCGATGTTCGTGACCAGGAAGCCGAAATCGCAACGAAGGAAACCAGAGCCGCGAAGACTACGTCCGATGCTGCCGTAGCAGAAGCCAATGCAATGAAATCCGCAACAGAGATTGCCGAGGCGCTTGCCGCCAATCCGCAACTCGCTGCAGCGGTAGACGAACTTTTTGCCAGTTTCAAAGAAGAGAGTGGTGTCGTAGATCCAAACGCAAGCGGGTCTGTGGTGCCATTCCAACCCCCGGAACGTCCGCCGCCAGATGGTGGTGACGCGATTACTTAATCGTTCGAAGTCGCAGGAGTGACGATATGACGAAGCATGTAGAAACAGAAGAGAGTATGGCAGCAGCAGGTCTCGGACCCGAAGAGATAGCTGCATTGCAAGAGGAAGAAACGGAGGAGTCCGGCGAAAAGTCAGAATCGAAGTCCGCTACCGACAAGACAGACGGTGACGGTGCCGCAGCTGACGAGAAGTCGGAGGTTCTTCCCCAGGCATCCGACGACAAGAAAGCGGGTGCCGTCGCCGACCTTAAAGACGGGGATAAGAAAGTTGATGCCGTTGCCGATGACAAGGTCACCGATGGCGACAAAGACGACGGGGAGGCGGCTGCAGCGGATGCATCCGCAAGCACGGATGACGCAGCTGCAGCGGCCAAACCTTCAGAGGATGGTGAGGACGAGTCCGCAGCACCTCCCCCTACCGGTGTAGATTCCTTTCGTGCGCAATTAGCGGCACGCGGGATACCGGAAGACTACGAGGATCAGCTGAAAGAAGCTAACGATGCTGTCGAAGCACTCGACGCAGAACTTGCAGAAGGCACTATCGATTACGCTGCGCACGCCAAGCAAAATCGTGACCTGACAACGAAGTTGTCGGAGCTTGCGGCGCAAAAGCGTGAAGCCGAATTCGTTGCCGGTAACAACGAACTCATGGCGGACCAACACTGGAACTGGGAAGTCGAACGCTTCGTTGAAGAAAATGAAGAGTTCAAAAATCCTGTTGTCTATGGCGCATTGCGCGGTGGTCTTGAAGACTTGTATGCCGACGAAGAGAACAGCGGTAAATCTTATCGTTGGTTCTTGCGTGAAGCCGCTGGCAAGGTACGTGAAGCGTTCAACATGGACGCGGCAAAAGTACCTGCTGACGAAGGCGAAAAAGACGAGGAGGTCAAGCGCACGGAGCAGATCCAGGACGAACACAAAAAGACGCCGCAAGATCCGCCACCGAAAACATTGGCGAATGTTCCGGCAGCTGCAGAGACAGAGGAGTCTGTCGACGAATTCGCGCAGATCGATAAATTGGAAGGCATGGATCTCGAAGCGGCACTGGCGAAAATGCCGAAGGCAAAAGCGGATCAGTACCTGGATTCAAGGAACTATTGACAATGACGCTGTACCGCGACCTGGAACGCGGGGGCCGCTTGGAGGTTGATCTGAAAACCAACCACAAGCTCAAGTTCACCAATGGTGACGCCTCGCAAAAGGTCTCGGTAAAGCTCATTTTCAAGCGCGGCAACAAGTACGCCCGTCTCGCGATCGACGCGCCGGAAGATGTTGGGGTTGAAGTTTTACCCCCGGATGGTGTTATAGTCGCGAGATAGGGCGCTTGACGCTCATATTTTGATCGTCGCAAGAGTGACGACTTACCAACCACGTTGGAGGTTTTCACGCCATGGCCCAGACTATCATCGGTCTTAACGACGCCAAGGCCGTCAAGCGGTTTTCCGCATTCCTGGCGGTCGATACAGCACGAGTATCGTATTTCAACAAGAAATTTATGGGTGTCGGGCCGGAATCCGGCATGCCCATTCAGATGCTTCCCCAACTCGAATCTGACGCTGGCGAACAAATTACGTTCGACCTGTCTATGCAGCTTCGTCAACAGCCGATCGAAGGCGACGATGTCCAGGAAGGAACTGAAGAAGATCTCAAGTTCTACACGGACGCCGTTTTTATAGATCAGATGCGCGGCGGAGTGAACAGCGGCGGACGGATGACACGCAAAAGAACTATTCACGACCTTCGTCGTGTTGCGCGTGCCAGACAAGCCGAGTGGTGGGGCAGGATCTTCGACGAACTTTTCTTCATTTACCTTTCCGGTTCGCGTGGCGCGAACACCGAGTACATCTTCCCGCTGTCCTACACTGGGTTCAGTAACAACGCAATCCAGGTGCCGGATGCCGAGCATCAGATGTTCGGTGGTGATGCCACGAGTTTCGCAACGATCTCGAACGACGATCAGATCACTACGGTCGAAGTTGACCGCGCCATCACGAAAGCCGTGATGATGGGTGGTGGCACGCAAGGCACGCCACAGATCCAGCCGATCATGATCGACGGCGAGGAGCATTACGTTCTGCTCATGTCACCGTGGCAGGCGTTTGATCTCAGAACCGCGACAGGCGCAAGCAACTGGCTTGAAATCCAGAAAGCTGCCGCTGCTGCTGAAGGCAGGAAGTCTCCGATTTTCAAAGGCTCCCTTGGCATGCATAACAGCGTTGTGATGCACTCGCATAAGGGAATTATTCGCTTCACGAATGCAGGTGCCGGTGGTGCCGAGCCAGCTGCACGCGCATTGTTCTTAGGTGCGCAGGCTGCAGTCGTAGCCTTCGGTTCGCCGGGTACTGGCTTGCGGTTCAACTGGCACGAGGAAACTCGTGACAACGGCAACCAGCTGGTGATCAGCACGTCTTCGATCTTCGGATTGAAGAAAACCCGTTTCACTATCGAGGGCACTGCAAAGGACTTCGGTATCATCGTACTGGACACCTATTCGGCTGATCCAGGCTAGTAACTTACAGGGCTGAAAAGAGATGCCCACTTAGGAGAGATTTATGCCTGCATTAGAAACAGTCATGGGTGGAAACTCTGGTCCGGCTATTGCGTCAGCGCAAGCTGGTCAGACGGTAACCCAACAGACCCGCATCACGCTCGCGGCGACAGACTCGGAAGACGTGGCAACACGAATCCGGTTGCTGAAGCTGCCTGCCCAGCATCGCATCGTGACGTTGCACCTGATCACCGAAGATCTGGACATGGGCGCAACCGGTACGATCGATGTCGGTGTCGAAGACACTGTCCAAGATCCAGCTGACACGACTGACGCGACGTTGTTTGCCGCTGCTCAGTCGGTTCAGGCCGTTGGCGACAATCGGTACGAGAACAAAATTGTCTGGGACTTCCCGGTCACGAACTACGATCGTTTCATCATCGTAGATGTTGATGTTGTGGCTGCAACGGGACTGGTTGGCGACATCCACGCCACGCTGGTCACGCGTCCCGAACTCGGCGCGCAGTTCGAAACTTAATCAATCCTCTTCGGGTGATTGGTTTGTGGAATTGGTGGGGGCATCTCGCCCCCATCGTTTTTTCAACTGGGGATAGAACATGCTAGTAGAACTGCACATCAGACGCACGCGTAACGGCGTCGGCTCCAACATCAACATGCCGAATGGCAAATACTGGTTCCGTCCACAAGAGGGACACGGTGACGCTCACGTCTGTGAAGTCGAGGACGAGGCGGATCTCGCCATGTTGCTCGCGATCAGGGAATATACGCCAGCAGGCGAAGCCATGGCCGACCCTGTGCCAGAGCCGGAACCGGTACTCGAAGAGATCCCTGACGAGCCGAGTGAAGACGACAAGCTCAAGGTCGAAGAAGATCTCGATCTCGAAATGCAGATGTGTGAAACGATCGTCAGCATGAGTGTCGTCGAAGCCACCGCTGAAATGCCAGAACTGTCTGACGAAGCTCTCACACAACTAGCGGTTATGGAACGCGCTGGTCAGGCTCGTAAAACATTCCTTGCAGCGATCGAAGAAGTACAGCAAGATCGTGTTGATGCCGAGGACGAAAACGAATCTGAATAGGTGACGGAAAATGGCGAGTGCCCAGGACATAAAGCCACCTCTGACGCTAGAGGAACTGGCAACACTCTTCCGGCAAGACGTTGACGACCTTCCTGGGGATACTGTCACCGATGTAAACTGGAAGAACACTGACACCGGTCTCCTGTGGTCAAACCAGGAGGTCTGCCGGTACGCGAATCAGGCTGTCACCGAGTTCTGCTTCCGCCAGCCCATTCTCGATCAAGACGTTACGCCTGCGATCACGCAGATCACCGTGGTCGCGTCCACTGGTGTGTACACGCTCTCACCAAAGATCCTGTCAATCCGCCGCATGAAGTTCGTCGATTCCAACAACGACGAGTTCCTGCTGTTGAAACGCACAACGCATCAGATGGACTTGTCCCACGACGACTGGGATAAGGAAACCAGTCCTGAAGAGGGCACGGTCGAGTTCTACATCGAGGACACCGATACGCATCAGCTGCAGCTGTATCGCGTGCCGGAACTCAATGGCACCATCCACATGACCGTCGATCGCCTGCCAGCTGCGCCGATGCTGTGGCCGCAACGTCACCAGCACTCCCCGGAGATCCACGAGCAACATCATCTTTGCCTGCTTGAGTACATGAAGTATCTCGCGTACAAGAAGCGGGATTCGGAAACTGAGGACAAGACCCTTGCGAAAGAATTCCTGGAAGCGTTTACTGCAATGGTTGGTGAGCGCCCATCAGCACGGTTGCTCCGTGTTCGCAAGCAGGAACGAAATTATCCGCGTCGAGTGCGCGCACACTTTTTTTAGGAGATCGGCATGGTTTTGAAAGTAAACGCAGACGAAGCGCGACAGGCTGATGTCGATATTCCGTCTATCGCCACCATCACAACCGTTGACGCAGTCCTAACCGGGCTGGCCGGTGTGCAGGCTGGTGAGCTATATCTTGTCGCGTTCGATCTCGCCGCACTCGATGCGGGTCTCAATTACGCAGCCACTGCGCACGCGACCAACGATGGCGAGCTTACGGTTCGGTTCGTCAACCCGACAGCAGCGCCAATCAACCCTGCTCCCGGCGTTGAGATGACCTACCTCCAGCTGTAAGAGCAGCCAGTCATGGCAATGCTCTTAATCGAAGGGTTCGATCAGTACGGGACTGACGCCGAGGTGCAGCGCGGCGGCTGGACTTCTATTTTAATATCTTCTGCTATTAACCTGTTGACTGGTGCCGATACCCGTTTCAATCAGGGTCGGTGTGTCGAACTCATTGCCAACGGCATATATATCTCTAAGGGCGTTCCGGCGTCA